TGCATTCGACATCTATGCAGAAGCCAAGGGCGGGGCGGCGGCAGCAATGGACATCGAGGAGGCGCTCCTGTCCCTGATCGACCAGCAGCAGCTGTCCGTAAGCGGCAGCACATACGGCTCGCTCACGCTGCAGTGCCTCTCGCGCGGCGTACCATCAGCCACCGACGAGTTTGTCGTCCTTAGCACCACCTACAGCATGTTCACTACGAGGATCGCCTAATGGCAGCACTGAACGGAAATAGCGGAAGCATCAGCGGCAACGGCATCGTCGGTACGCTCAATACGTGGAGCTGCACAATCAGCCGCGCAATGTCCGACGTGACCGGGTTCAGCAACAGCGGCCGTAACCGCCTGCTTGGCGTCTACGACATGACTGGCAGCGCCGGCGGCGTGCTGGACAGCACCTCGTCCTTCGTCTCCACCAACTTCCTTGCCGCGCACACGGCTGCAGATGGCGCTGACATCACGCTTCAGGCTGACGGCAGCGGCAACCAGATCGTCGCCCGCTGTGTGGTGGAGTCGGTTGCCATGAATGTCAACAAGACAGGTGACGCGACAGTTACCTTCAACTTCTCGCTAGCCTCGACCACGACCGGAACCAACAGCCCGTTCGCAATCTCTTGGACCTGATGACCGATGCGGAGAGAGGCGACGGTAGTCGGGCTTCCGATACCGGGGCTTGCTGCGCTTGATGCCGTAACCACCGAGCATGACTGGGTGGTGACAGGAGTCCATCGAGGACAGCCGTTTAGGCGCTATGTGTCCCCAAACGTGAGCAAGGATGTGGCGGTCAGGATGGCTGCACAGGCGCTGCGCCTGACGCCCGATGGGCTTGAGTGGATCACGGCCAAGCGGCGCAATGAGGTCGAGGACTGCATCCGCATGGACGGCGACTGGTTACGATCCCGGACGCTATGAAGGCACCCATCACCGTCAACGGACTGCACCTGCGCTTCCTGACCCTGCGCGACTGGGCATCGCTTACTGAGCGTTGGCTCGCCACGCGCCAGACCGAGCATGAGCAGGCGCTCCGAAGGTCCGGCGCATCGCCTGTAGATATCGCATCCGCATTGCAGGACTATGCCTCGCGCAAGAGCACCTACGGGCTCCTGCTTGAGATGTGCAAGACGTGGGACGGATGCTCCATGATCCTTGAGCGCGCCGCGTCCAATGCGGGAGCGACGCCAGAGCAACTGCAGGCGGCACTTGAGGGAACGGACCCGGATAGCGTGGCTGTGCTTGCCATGCGCGCGTGCGGATGGGACATCCGACCGCAGAGCGCCGAGGGAAACTGACCGGGCCGCCGTCTGACGAGGACTGGCGGCGTGCCGCAGCGGCGATAGCGCGATACATGCCGGGGCTTGGCGACCCGATGGACATGACGCTTCCCGAGTTGGAGGCGTGGACCGCCGAGGCAGCGCGCATCCTGCAGCGCGAGAATGGCACCGAGGGCGAGCCTGACCATCGCGCTAGAGTTGAGGCTGAGATGCGGAGAATCCACGGATGACAATGGCTGGCGCTAATCCATCGCTGACGGTCGATGTCATGGCAAATAATGCCATGCTTGGATCTGGACTTGCTCAGGCTGAGGCGCAAGTCAGGCAGAGCGCAGGCAGGATGGGTTCCGTCGTGGATCAGCAGATGGGCAAGTTCGGCAGCCAGTTTGCAGGAATTATGGCGCGCGGCCTTGGTGCTGGAATGGCGTTGCAGATGACTGATGCCAGCATCAGGGCAATTGCAGATGCAATCAGGAACAACAAGGACATACCCGAGGCTGTGCTCACAGCACTGCAGAAGTCTTTTTCCTCAGTGCCAGTCTTCGGGGCAATTCAGGATGAGTTGATTCCGCTTTCGGACATGATTGTCAATTACCTGTTCAAGGACACGTTCAGGTCAATCAATGCAAGGGCTGGGCGCACGATCTACGCAATGAGCGACATGACCAATGAGCAGCTAATCCGCGAAAGAAGGGCAGAGCTATCTGATCTTCGCGCGCGTGTTGACATGCCACGTGTCGAGTCTGTTTCCACCGCTCTTGGACAGTTCCGGTTTGGAGTGGGCGCAGAGCGCACAGCAGAGCAGATACAGATCCTTGAGCGCATCGAGTCGATCCTGCAGGAACTTGGCGAGAAGGTGACAACCTCAAACTGACATGGCAATCACCGAACTGACAACCTCTCGGCGGATCACATACGGGAGCGGTCATCCTGTTGGCGTCCGCGAGTATCACCTCAGCGGCTATGCCAATGAGTCACTGGTTCTTGCAGAAGTAGGCGTTGGACTTCCCGGAAAGATGTCGCAATGGCCTTCTGCTGGCTTCTTCCTGCCAGCAGTTGACCTGCGTGTCATGGACTACGAGATCCAGCGCGATCCAAATGTTCCGGAGGCATGGATCGTCAGGATCGTCTACAGGGAACTTGGGCTTGATGCGCTGACGCCTGACCTTGTTCCGGGCGACGCCGGCTACGTCAGCATGCGCACCAGCGTTGAGGCACAGTTCGAGGACGCATGGCGACAGTGGAACGAGTTTGAGGCGCTTGAGGCTGAGGGCGGAACGGACAAGCTCGATGAGTTCGCGCGCCCGCGCTACGCGGTCGGAACGGAGGACAGCGACATCGGCGGCATACGCATCGACGTTGCGGGCAACCCAACAAGCGTCCTGCACAATCGGCAGAAGATCCAGCTTGAGGTCACGACGAACTACCGCCCGCAGCCGAGCACCTATCGCTCCTACCTCGGCACCCGGAACCTGACATCGTTTCTCGGATGCCCTGTCGGGACGATGGTGTTCACGGGCGCGGAGGGCGCTATCAGCAGCCCCGGCAAGTGGACGATCACCTTCAACTTTGAGGTCGATATGTTCTACCACCTCAAGCAGATCCCCAAGCGCCACGGCAACGGATCTGTGGTGCTTGATGTCGGCGGCGGCGAGTCCGGAGCGCAAGGCACTGGTCAGGCGAAGATCGTGTCTTGGGTGCAGCCGTTTCCGCTGATGACCGAGTTCAGGAACATCGACATCAACTTCTGGCCCATCTACTGAGGACCGCATGGCTAACGAGATCGCGCTGAACGTGAACATGACCGTGACGAAGGGAAGCCTTCGCTACACCTTCGCACCTCCTGCAGCCTCGATCACGCTGACTGGCAATGCCGCAGCGGGAGGCGTCCAGAACGTCAGCACCACGACGGAGGCGCTGTCTCTGATCGACGTGACCACGCGCGGGCTCGCCAACTTCGTGAACCTGTCCACTGGCACGGAGGTCGAGGTAGGCGCATGGGACGGCACGGCGTTCCGCCCGTTCGGGCTGCTCAAGCCGGGCGAGCCGGCAGTGATCCGGCTCTCGGCGCAGACTGGCACGACGATCTCGCCGGCCGTCCGGGTCATCACGCCGACGAACGGCACAAGCAACATCCAGTGGCAGGTGTTCGCGGACTGACATGGGCTTCCGCCGCTTCCAGAACTTCCAGATAGGCGCACTGTCCGCGCAGCGCCTCAACGAGATGCAGGCCGCCATAGAGCGCCTGCAGTCGCGCGTTGATGGCAGGGCAGGCATGGAGGAGGCAGTCCGCGAGCGCATCGTCGCGCGCGTGACGGCGCAGGGAGTCAAGGCTGGGTTTGATTCCTGCACTGGCGCAATTCGCTGCGTGTCGTACCAGTTCACGGAGGTGTTCCTGAAGGTCAGCAAGATTGGCGACGTGACGGACGCGACCTGCGTCGGCTACGAGATCCCGGACGGCGCGATCAGCAGCGGTACGGGCGGCTACCTGCTAGTGCTTGAGGACGAGCCGTCGCTCAATGTTGGCGATGTCGTGGTGGCGCACCTTGCCTCAATGACGGTGGCGGACAATGCTCAGGACAAGCAGCAGGTGTATGTCGCTGATGCTCCTGCCGCGACCGGAGCGGGCGGCGTTCGCATCTGCACGCTGACGGACGTGCTTGCGGATGGCAAGTACCGTGGCAAGCTCAACGGCGATGGGCAGGACGTCGAGATCGAGAACCTGTACGAGACGCAGGACTATTACGGCGCCGCAAATGTGACGCTTGAGTGCGCATCCATCGTGTCAGGCATGCGGCTTCCGGTAGGCTCGGACGTGTGGGCATCGAAGGTGTCCGGCACTGGCGACCGTGCCGGCTCATGGGTCACGATGACTCCAGTGCCGTTCGGCGTGGAATGCACATGTGGCGATCTCGGTCAGCCGCTTTCCGCCATGACGGCAACGGCTGACAAGGATGCGGTATCGGTCGGCATCATCTCGCGGATCATGGGAGGCGTCGTATGAACGCAAAGGCCATCTATATCGGGACACCCGGCACTGCGGTCGAGCCTGTCGTGCAGATCACGAACGGCAACAAGTCCATCATCACGTCCATCCGGCTCTGTGCGCCAACCAACAATAACGCGCAGTTCAGCATGTACCACCTCTCGCGTGGCGAGACGAGCATTGATACCGCGCAGGCGCTTGCATATGAGGTCAGCGTCAATGCCAAGAACGCAACCGAGTTCCTGACGCATCCGCTGCCAGTCAGCCCCGGCGAATCGCTCTGGATCAGCGGGTCCAATCTTGCAGTGGCTATCTACGGCATCGAGCTATGAGCAGCCCTCTCGCTGCGGTGGCGGCGGCATGCTGCTGTCCGCGCGAGACTGTCCTGACCTGTGAGCCTGACTCGACAGCAGTCCTT